ACATGAAGCCTATGATTCAGATGTATCGTGGGATTATTATGAAGGATGGCATGACGCCATAGAGGAACTGCAAAGGCAGATAAAAGATATAGAAGGAGATCAAAATGACTGATTCTGAATACAAATATCTAGATTGCTTAGACAAAGCAAGAGAAGCTGAAGAGAAAGGAAATGACTATGAAGCTAAACTATGGAGGGAATATGCTGAGACGATTAACAACCAGCATGAACACATTGAAGGAGAGGTACAAGATGAACAAAACACCTACTAAACTAACTACTGATGATGCTACTATTGGTAGTATACACTACCATCAATCACAGGATTGGGCATCATGGATTGGTTCTCTTGTTGATGAGAACTGTGAAATAGATCGTGTCTATTCAGATCTATTACTGTGGCAGATATGCAACAGTACTCACAAGAGTATACAGTCATTCAAGAAGAATGCACAGTATTACAAAGATGCGTATGAGCAGACATTTGTAAATGAAAGACAAGCACCAGATGGCACAGAAATCAGTACTATCAACGCTGATAATCTACTATCACAGGGTAAGACTTGGAAAGCATTGGAGGACAAGTACACAGCTATACACAATGCGTGTGCTGAACTATACGAACAACTGTATCAAATGCAATGGCATGAGAGAAAGGTGGCAAAGCCATCAAAAGGTCAAATGAGGAACATGTCTCAGATGACACCTGATGAGATTGCAGAGACAAAAAGAATATCTAAAGAAGCCTTTGGATACTAATACAAACTGGAGTGGTGGGTATATCCCACCATTCCTACTAAAAAAAAATGGGATGTGATTGAATCATATACCGAATTATGTATAATAATAAACGGAGAAAGTCGAAGGAGATGTAATGACTAATATATTTTCATTAATATTCCGTAGTCTAGAATTATTGCTAGTCAATATGATTAGATCTATGGTGAGTACCAAATTCCGAGATCGTGCAGAGTATCTTGGAACATGGGTTATGGTTTATCTAGGACTTGGTGGTGGTTTTCTGGCATGTGCAGTATTTATTGGTGTCAATCCAACACTTACAATGTCAGTTGTATCAGCACCAGTATGGATATTCTTAGTATTTTTAACAAATAGACTAGTAAAAAAACTTGTTACAAAAGATTATTAATGTTCCTTGGTGGTTCTGGGATTCAGTAATAGGAATCATCATAGGATTTATTGTATTAATAATATTAATTGTAGCAATTACAGGGAGGTAAACAATGGGAGGATTTCCACTACCACAAGACAGCTTCACAGCTAAGGAACTAGATAGGTTTGATGTTATCTACACAGCATACTATGAAAGAACAGGAACTTATCAGCAACTAGAAGATGCATGTGTAAAGCATATGCTCCAAGATGGAGTGAAGCTAATCTATACACAGGAAATTAAAGAGATGGTCAGAGAAAGGTTTGAACATGACAATCCACAAGAACCAACGAACCACTTACCATAGTTGTATCAGATGCATTGGACTTGGATTTCTAATTGATTGGAACAATCCAGAAGGTGCAGATGTATGTGATATGTGTAACGGAACAGGAGAAAACAATGGATACCGAAGGACTAAAAGTATTGAAGGCAAGACTATGGGATCAAAGACTGGCAACAAGAGACGCTATAAAAGGTTATAGTAAAGCAACTGCACTCAGTCAGTTAGATGATCTATTCTTAATAGAAAATGAAATGCTAGAGGAGTTTGAGAAACTAAGAACTGCTATAGCAAAAGACATATCAACTGTAGAAGGTTGGTTAAAACAATTAGAGGAACTTAAATTTGAAACCAGATAGGAGGTGAATCATGCGAAGCATAAGACCAGGACATTACCAAGCAACAATATCATATGGTCAAGATCAAGTGATAGTAGTTAATATTGTGAAGGTTAAGTCTAACTTCAAACACAGTATAACTAAATGGAGGTTGACAGTTGACGATAGTGTACTAGGTCCACAACATAGAACTGATTGGGATACTAAACAACAGGCTATGAATAAGGGAAGAAAAGAAGTTGAGAACCTTATGTTCAAAGCTCTAGAAGTAAGGATTATCAAGGGTTTTCAGCTACCAAAAGATTTTTATGGAAAGGAAGAACTACATGAGGTGTAACGCAGAAACATTCAAAGATATTATGTGTAAGGTAAACAGGATATCACCGAATGCTAAAATGGTATTTCAATCAAAAGTATTTCACAATACTACAGATGATCCTGAGTTTCAGTATCACGATTGCAGAGATATTGACAAGATTGAAATACAGTTTGCTGATGGTATTATCAGTGAAAAAGATAAGATAATAATAACAGTAACTTAGGAGGAGCTATGCTACCAGAACAACTAGACTTCGCAGTACGAAGCGAAGAAGTATACAATCAACACCAGAGTAAGATACCTGGCTACAAACAGTTGGTTCGTGATGACACCAATGAGTTGATTGCTATACACAAAGATACATACAAAGTTATCACACATCCACAAGCATATGAACTAGCACATGATTATCTTGCTAAACATTTTGATACTTCTGATATGACAGAAGCATACAGAGTATCTAACAAGGGTGCTATGATGGCAGTACATTTCAGACTACCTTTGTATCAGATACCATACAAAGATTCTTATATTGCTTTAGAAGCTATACTACATAACAGTTACAATGGTATGAGACAACTTACATTTGATCTTGGATACTATTTCATGTTGTGTTTGAATGGTTTGAAGTCACCATTATGGGATGTTCGTATATCATCACAACACAAAGGTAACAAAGATGTTACATTTGAAAGACCAAATACATTTGATGTTAATGACAGACTACGAACTGTATCTAATACAATGGAGAAGTGGTCATCTATTCCAGTAGACAACAATGAACTTGAATATCAAGTAGATCAGCTATGTTTACAACCAACTGAACAAGATAAGAGCCATGTCAATCAAAGACACAGAGGCTACATCTTGGATGAATACAATGATAACTATTCAAAACAGTTTGGTAAAAACAAGTTTAGTGCATACCAAGCTATGACACATTGGAGTACACACTATCCAAGTGATTCAATAAATACTAGGTATGATCGTGAAAGAAAGGTTGCAAACTGCAAGTGGTTTCACTAAAACAGAATAGAGGGCAATCGATCTTCATAGTATATGATCTCCTTCCTCCGCATGATTGCCCTCCACATGGAGGTATAATGGCTAAGCGAGGATATGTACCGAAAGGTATGTTAGAAAAAGAAAGATGTGTAGAATGTAATAAGCTATGGACTAAAGCCATGCTTATAGATTATAAACTATATACTTGTATTCGTTGTTACAATAGGAGGTTACATGGCAAGAAAAGTAAATCACATTGATCCTGGCTATTACATTGGTACTAAGTTTCAAGTCATTGAAGTAATAGAACAGTTTGATCTAAACCATCACGAAGCAAACATCATTAAGTATGTTATTAGAAATAGACATAAGAATCCTGACAATCCACAACAAGATCTAAAGAAAGCTAGGTGGTATATTGACAGGCTAATAAATAAATATGAAAACAGATGATGTACTAAAAACATTTGCGAGAGACAAAAGACTTAAAAAGAAATCTACTAAATATAATCTTGCAGATCCAGTACAAAGAAAAAGGTGGTGGATCAAAAGAGTTACATATTTAGCTAGAGTTTGGTTTGATCGTGATATAGAATACAGACTGAGAGAAGGTTTACTGAGAGGAGATCCATCAGCAAAGAGACTAGCTGATGCTCTTTGGAAAAAGAAAAAAGACATTGAAGATATTGTGGAGAGGAAGGTAAATGAATATACACAATCAAAAGAAAGTTATAGACAGAAGCACAGGGATAGGCGGAAGTGATGCTACATATCTTGCAGCTGGTAAATGGAAAGAACTATACGAAAGAAAGAAAGGTTTGGTAGAAGAAGATCTAACATTTATACTACCAGTACAGTTAGGAATATATACCGAATCATTCAACAGAGAATGGTTTACAACTAATACAGATCTACCAGTACAAGAATGTGATTACACATTGATGCACAAGAAGTATGATTACATACTAGCTAATAT